AGCATCATAGCGTTTTGTAAAGCACCACTAGAGTTTCTTAATTGAATCTTCATCCTAGTAGGAGCATTGTTTACGCTAGATAAATCCCATGTTCCGTCACCTTCATATATAATGTTACCACTAGTAGTATAATTAGTACCCTCATCGTTTGTGGCGGCAAAATTTATTTTTCCAATATCGTCTCCTGCTGTTATTGCAGCATCTTTTCTAAAATTTATATTACTTACAGAAGTGTTTTGAAGGTGAAGGTTTGTTTGTCTAAAATAAGTTGTATTAGGAAGAATCTCAACAATATTTGCTCCATCAAGTTGAAATCGCATTCTTGAAGAAGCAATACCATCTGTGGAATCAAGCGCAAAAGTCATATAAGTATTTGCTACATCTATTTTTCCTATATTGTCTGGATCAGGAGAATCATCAGTTAAGGTTAAAGTAGGTGAAGAAGGGTGTTTTATTGTTAAGTTTCCACCAAAAGTTCCACCGCTTGCAGCAGATACAAAGTCTGTTTGGTTTACTACAGAAGAAGAAGCAAACGCAGAAGGTAGATTACCACCTAACGTATCTGAATCCCCTGCTGACATTTTTCTCCAGGATCCCCACGAACCACCTTCCATATCTCGAGTCCATAGGTAAGCATTATTTCCTTGTGACTGTCTATTCCAATATAATTGGTTTGCGTAATGTCCTGAGGTACCTGTTGACGTTCCGTAATCAGAACCTAAACCTGACATAAAACCATACCATTGGCTACTTTCAGTACTTGTAGGGCCATTGGTTCCTTTTCTCATGTAATTAAACCCAGGGGTCATTGCAGTGTCGAAATTTTGGTTTGTATCGTGTACTTGACCTTTATTATTAAATGTTACAGTACTGATAGACGTTGAACCTGCTAACTGATATGTGTCTAGCGTATCTGCGTCTAATCCTGAACCTGATCCATCATTTCCTGATGTCCAAATTTTATTAGCATTAGTAGTAGTTCCATCTCTCCAATACGGTTGATTATCAGAAGAAATAGCATATAAAATACCTTGCTGACCTGTAGAGTTTTTAAATACTATTGAAGCAGCATTGGAAGCATGATTTCTATTTAAAACTAATCCTGCTCCAAAAGTAGAATGAGTTAATGTTAAAGTACCATTAAATGTATCTGTAGTGTTTAATAAATAACCACTTAAATCTTGGTCACCAGTGTTTGTACCTTCAGATGATCCTGAGAAATTAGTTGCTGATATGTTTCCACCGAAATTGGCATCTCCAGCAGTAGTTATAGTTAATCTTGTTGCACTGTTAGTAATGTCTCTTATTTGAAATTTTTCTGAATCTGATTGGTCAATTCTTATTACATATTCTTGTGCTGCTGTTTTTAATTTTAAAAATGGATCTCCACTACTATTATCAATTATTATATCTCCATTTGTAGTTACATTCCCTGTAGTAGATATATTTGGTACACTAAGAGTATCAGTTGTACCATTTATAGTCATAAAAGTAGATGAATAAACAGTTGCACCTGCATGCCATAATAAAGAGTAAGTTCCTTGGAATGTATCATTTGCATTTACTGTTAATTGATCAACTATACCATAAAGATTATCTGCATAAATTCTATCCCATCTAACCGAATTACTACCAATATCATTAGTAGAGTCTGTAAATGGCATAATATCCCCTGCAAAAGTTGCGTCACCTATATTGTTTAAATCGTAAACTGCTTCTGAACCAGATGTATTTCTAGTAGCAACACTTAGCCAACCATCACCATCTTTATTCAGTAAATTTATATTACCACTATTATATAGTGTATTACCTTGAATGTAATCAAAGAAAGTACCAGAACCAGCAAAAGTGGCCGATTGATCTTTGGCTAATGTTAGTGCAGTTACTAAACTACCAGATGTGTTTCTTGTTTGTAATAGTAATTGTCCTGGATAAGCACCAGAACTCCAACTACCATCTGTTTTTCCAAATATAGCCACGCCAGTATTAAAAGTACCATCTGTTGGGTCATCACCTTGAAACGAAATAGAACCTAAAGTGTTTGTTCCAGATATTGATGTATCGTCTCTTCTAAGGTTTAAGTTAGCACCTCCTGGAGTTTGTGACGTTATATTTCCATTTGCAATAATAGGGGCTAAAAAGGTTGCTGCGCCACCCTGCGCAAATGAAAGTCTGAGGTCTGAATTCTCATAAAAGTTTAATACACCATGAGTACCATTGAAGATTTCCCATGTTTCATTAGTTGAATTCTTTAAAATTAATTTTGGTGAAGCACCTAATCCATCATCTAAAGTTAAATCACTTTCTGATAGTATTCCATTTAAAAACTTTTGTGACATATATTATTTTTTATGCACACTTAATAACTAATACTCTTATATCGTTACTTGCTGGTGCTGATGCAAAACTTATTTCTACCCAATCATCAGGTGTTGTCTTTGCTGTTATACTTCTTACTACGTCTGCAAATACAGTATCATTACTACTATTATCAAATAATTGAACAATAACATCTTTAGTTCCAAAACCATGTTCTACCTCAAATGATGTAGCAGATGCATTACCAATTGACGCTGCAAATGATTGATTATTTGTTACTGTGGTTGTAATAGAAACATCTCCAAGATCTGTCATAGTTCCTGAACCAGTAACGTCTCCTGTTAATGTTATAGTTGAATCTTTGGCTATAGTTACCACAGCAGTGGTTGCGTCTACACTAAAGTCAGTAGAATCAAAAGCAGCACCACCAATATTAGTATCTGTTGCTTTCTCTATTGAAATCTCTCTTACTGATGCCTCACCATTTGCACTACTTATGTCTATACCTTCCCCAGCACTTAAATTTTTAACATAATTACCAGACGTATCAGTTCCTAATGCAATATCGTGTTCCTTAGTATGAAGTTTATATGCTGTACCAGTACCTGTTCGTTGTGTCCATCTGCTTGCTGACTCATCCCAAAACAACTTAACATTGTCTGAAGAACCTCTATTTACTTCTATTCCTGAATCCTGTGTAGGTGCTGTAGAAGCATCGTGATTAGAATTTAATAATATTATATTATCAGCAAGGTTTATTGTTTCTGTATTTACATTAGTGGTTGTTCCTGTAACTGTTAGGTTTCCTGCAATTGTAACTGTAGTTGCTGTTATATCGTCTGAGTTAAGAGTACCATCAACTGTAACATCATTAAATGTTACATCGCTTGTTGTTGCTACTGCTTGGCCTATTGCTATCTCTCCGTTTGTTATTGATACACCAGTTCCTTCTGAAAAATGCGCTCTTACCTCAGTTGCGCTTGGTCCAGTGTATGTTATAACCCCTGTAGAACTATTATAAGATAAAGATCCATCACCTCCTGAGTCAGTTACTGAAACAGATGCTCTGGCTCTAGCGTCTGTATACCATTTGTTTGTAGGACTTGCGTCTTCAGCAATATCATCAGTAACTAAAGTTAGTGTTTGACCTAAGTTTTTTTCGTGACCGTTTATTGTTATACTATCAAGAGCAAAATCAATATGGTTGTTAGGATCATCGTAAGTTACAGTAATTCCTCCAGTCTCAGTACCACCAAGCATTCCTCCTACAATGTCCTGAACTTCTTCAACCTCAAGTTCGTCTTGCAGGTTTAGCCAGTTAGTTCCATCATAAAACTGAAATTTACTTACTGTTGTGTTATAGATAGCATGTCCTGCCGCAGCAGTCATTGCATCTCTTTGAGTTGTGGTCTTTTTGTCAATCAGAAAATTCTTTAACTGATTATCATCTAGAGAGATATTATTTAAATAGGTTATAGCCATGGCAATATTTTATTAATTTAGGTACACTTTTCCGTTTACTTCTGACGAAAATGCAATTGAAATACTATTTTGATTAGTATAAGTTACGTCTCCGTACATTATGTTTCCATTATCGTCTACTACCGTAACTGTTGGGTACTTCCCTAAGTTATGGTTAATAGTCCATGTTGTTGTGCTATAATCTTGAGTCCATGCTTGGAATGGATTATAATCTGGTTTGTTTGATATATTATTCCAGGTTGCTACTGTTGCATAAACACCAGCATCTTGAGATGTTAATCGTGAGTTTGTATGAGATCTAATTACATTGTTACGCAATATACCTAATATATCTACAAGTATATCAGTATTTTCATCGTCATAATCACCTGCATCTAATCTACTTACTAAGTGATTAAATCCTGCTAACACATATTCATACTTTTCTGCATAAACATCATATAAAGCCCTATTAGACCCTTTATATGTTTCTACCTTGTTTCTTAAATCATCAAAGTAATCTATCATCTCAGCCTTTGTAGGGACTTGGTAAGCGTGTATTGTTATACTCTTACTTACTTTCTCAGATACGGTCACCCAAGAATAAGTATTATGTGTGTGGTTAGTAGTAACATTTAGATCTACAGTATATTCTGCATCATAATAAAGACCATCATTACTGGTCTCCTCTAACTTGTATTGTCTATCGGCAGAGGTTGTTCCTGTTGTAGTTACAGTTAATAGTGTTTTTGTTAAAGCAGATATGCTACCTGTAAAAACTCTACTTATAGAATTAGTTGTAAAGCCTGAAACAGTGTACGCTGGTGTTGTATCCTTTGCTTTTATTACAGGAGTAAATTCATTTATGTCTTCTACTAATGAAAGTTTTATTTTAGAATATTGATAATCAAAAGATTTTGTATGAACAACAGCAACTGCACTACCAACAGCAAATGAATATTCTATTTTATATGTTCCTTTGATTGGTTCTCCATCATCTGATGATAATGGAAGAATGTAGTTAAATACAGGTAGACTTCCTGAAGTTCCTGTTATGTCTGAACCTTCTTGATAGTTTCTAATAATACCATCAGGTCTAGTTATTTTAATCGATATGTTTACGTTGCTTTGTTGTGAAGAATAGGTTCCTGTGTCCGATATAACCAGTTTTGGAGTACTAATTAAATCGAATAAAAGGTTAAAATCAATGTCTACGGAACCAGTTCCATTTGTAAATGTACTCATAATTTTCTTCTGATAAAATGGTCGGCTTCGGTGTAAACTTCAACCGACCAATTTAAAAACAAACCAACAACATATTTATTTAAGCAATTTTACGATTTCTTGGTAAATAGATGCCCCATTTTTGTTACTCAAAACAAAGTTGGTGAAGCCTTCTAAATGTCCAAGTTTGCTGGATCGTGGAACTTGTACTATTGTTTCTCCAGTTGTAGTCCAAGAGAAAGTGTTTGATTCTCTATCAAAAGAAATTATTTTTTTATCTAAAGCCCTTTTAATATTGGCTTGATATGTTTTGTTTGTGTTTTTAGATAATTTAATAAATTGATTAGGATCTTTTTCTGCAAGAGTTTCTAACTCATCTCTTAATACAGATAAATCTCTTTTTTCATCTTTACCTAATGAACTAATAAATTCTCTAACTTCAGCACCACTTAATTCAGCAGCAACATTCATAGCATCTCTTTTTAAAGATCTAGTTTTTCTTGCTTTTTCCGCTTTTATTTTTGGATTTACTAATTCAAATAAAGGTTGTACAGATGTGTCTCTGTTTGGATTAGATGCGTTGAAATTTGAAAGTGTTAAAAATTGAAAAATATCTCTATCTTTAGATCTATTTCCACGAAGTAACAATCTGCCTGATTGCTGCTTTGTAAACTCTATTGAGTGAAAGTTTGGTTTACCTTCAATTCCTAAACTGCTAATTGCTGCTATATCTACATAGTCATCAATCTCAGGATCATAGACCCTGTCTTTGTTTGGAGCAATAACCATAAAAGGCATTTGCACTTTTCCTGGATTTAAAGGATCTTCTTTTAATCCATAGTATTTGAATATTTTTATTTCGTCCCTTTTAAATTTAGGAGGAGTTTTAATATTGTTGTAAATTTTTGTTTTTATCATTTTGTTGGTTTTTAAATTAAAAAAAAAGAGGGGAGGTTAATCCCCTCTCTTAATAGGTATATTAGAATCCTGTTACAAATGCACAATGTTCTTTTCCTAAAACTTCAAGACCACAAATAGCCTCGTAGTTTACGTCTAAGATTGCATCAGCACTTGTAGGTGTTGGAGCAAGTCCACCAGTTAAAGTTTCTCTGAAAGAGAAGTTGTTTCCATCTCCTTCTAAGTATCTAACTTGTAGGTAATCTTGTGATCCACCGCCACCAGCAACTTTAATTTGTCCTGAAGGTACTAAGTACAATTCTGTACCGTTTCCAGTTACAGTTGAACCTAATTGAGCATGATTTAAAATTGATAAAGATTTTTTGTTGAATTTTCTTCCGTATAATTTGAAAGAATCAACACCTAAATCGATATCTTTTCCATCAACGCTAAATCTTGCAGATGTTAAACCTGCTGAAGTTAAACCGTTTCGGTAGTTATCCATTTTGATATTAGCACTTGTTCCAAGCCACATCCAGTAGTCTTTTGGCGCTCTTGCACTGTTTAGTGCAGCAGTCAAAGCCTCCATTGTAGTTTGAACATCCGTTGAAAATCCTGAATTCACAATTCCTCCTGATTTTAACTCTTCTCTAAGACCATTTGTAGTCTGTACTGCATTTCCAGCAGCATCACTTAATGCACCAGAAGTAATTCCAGCAAATCCAAATGGAGATTTTTTACCAAACATTAATGAGTTAGAGATATCTCCTCTAAATCTTTGTAACGCTTCGTATGCTCCTTTGTACATGAAGTAAGGCTTACCTTTATACTCTACAGTTACTTTAGTTGCTTTTGCAACGTCAGAAATTCTGTAAGAATTTTTAAAGATTTGCACTCCATTTTCTTGCTTAGTCATACCATACTTGATAGCACTTGGAGATCCTGATCCTTCACCTTGAGCATTAGAAAACACTACTAAAGAAGATCCAGCAGCGTAGTCGGCAGCAATACCTGCACCATCAACTGGTACTAAAGTTACTGTATTAGCAGCCTGTGAAATTGCTTTTACTTGGTAGATATTTCCAGACGCACCCATTGCTAAGTCTCCTGGTCTTGCATTTCCTGCTCCTGTTGAAGCAGCAATATCGATTCCTGACTGTGTTCCTGTTCCAGAACCACCAGTTGATCCGATAGTTATAACATTGTTTGAATACAATGCCTCATTTACAAAGGCGTGGTATACAGGCTGACTAGTTGGTTTCATTTTACCAAGAGCCTGCATTACGTCTAAGAATGATTCTTCTTCATTCTGTATATCTAATACAGATGAAAGTATTTCTCTTCCTTGTACAAATGAATGATTTAGGAAGGATAACGAACTTATATATTCCGCACTTACTGACATAATTTTATTTATTTAAAAGGTTTTACTTAATTATTTTAACATTATTGCCTCCTCGCATAATCTCACCGATTATACCCTCAACCGCAGTCGCTGGTTCTTTATACTGTGGGCTACTCTTAGTAACCTTAGATGGGTTTTTAAGGTCTTTAACAACCTTTTCTTGTCCCAAACCAACACCATGCGATATCAAAGACTGGTTGTAAGTTTCTGGATCTAATGCATATGAAGCAACTTTATACCATTTATCGAAATCTATAGTACCTTTTTCATCTTGAAATAAAGCAAAAAACTTAGTCGAATCCAGTGCCATATCTTTCAATTGCTCTGGGTTTTCTATTTCATAAGAAAAAGATTGATCATTATAATCTACAAGGATTCTTTTATTCTCTAAAAGATCTCTTGTAGTCTTATTAGTGTTCACACTTTCAATAAATGCTGTTTGTTGTGCCTCAGCCTCACTATTATCCTCTGGCTTACTTTCAGGTTGTATGAAGTTTTTTTGTTCGTCAACAAGCGTCTTTCTAAGTTTATCGGCATCTGCTTTTAACAGTTCCTTACCTAGTTCAACTTCATCCTCATCAAACCTATCGGCATCTAGAGAATACTTATTAATTATATCTCTAAGATATAATCTTTCAATTGCCCTGTCTGATAGAGTTGGATTCTGACTTTTTAAATTATGTCTCATAATCTTTTCGTCAGTCATCTCTTCAAAGTTCAATGACGTAGCCTCTAAATATGGAGTCAATGACCCCGTTTTGTTATAAAATTCAACAGCATCTTTTATGAAGTCATCTTTGAAGGATGTTTTTTCTGAATCTCTCAGGCTCTTGTATTCTTCAAATAATTCTTCTATGGTACTAGAAGTACCGCCTGTCAAATCTTTAACAGCATTATCTATAGACTCTACTAATTTATCACGAGAATCGTCTTCTTGTAATTCTTCAGTATTGTCTACAGGTTGTTCTGTTTCTTCCGAAACAGTTTCAACTTCTTTATCCACCTCGGCTGGTTGTTCTTGAGTTTCCTCTACAACCTCCTCAGTGTTATTTTCTTTTACCTCTGTTTCTTCTTCAGGGGTATTCTCTACCTCTGTTTCTTCAACAGGTTTTTCTTCGAATACAGGTGTTGTTTCTCCTGATTCATCGACCTTTTTTAATTGACTAAGGTCAAAGTCTTTAAAATCATCCATGTCTATGTTTTGTTGGTTATGTAAACTTATAATTAGTTATAATAAATGTTTGTAAAATTTATGATCCTACAGCAGGTTGACTTGTTTGAGGCAATTCTTCCTGCATCATTTGCATACCTGCTTCTTTTGTAGGTAAGTTGTCATATGCCGAGGCTTCTAACTTTGTTCCTGCCTTCAACTCTTCTATCTGCAATTCATGCTCGTGTTTTGCTTTTTGTATTTCTAAATCTAACTGATGTTTTAGTTTTTCCATTTCTGCCTTCATTTGGAACTCCATTTGTATGGTTTGTTGCTTTGCTTGTTCCGCAGACTGTGCAGCCTGTTGTTGAATTTGACCATTCATTTGCTGTTGCTTCATTGACCTTTCTTCGGCTTCTTCTCTTTTCTTTTTTATTCTATAAGCAAGAACTTGTTGTGCTTGTTTAATATTATTTATATTTTCTATAAACACTGCATCTTCAAAATCAACTTGACCTTGTGCAACACTAGCCTGTAAAATTTGCATTAACCTTGCCCTTTGTTCATCACTAGGTCTATCTTCAATGGCTACCCCAAATTCATATTTAGAGACCGTTGGAGACATTTTAAAAAACTTCATTGATTTATTCCCTAAAGACCTGACATATCCTTCGATTGGCTTTTTCTTTATAGAATCCTGCAATCTTACTATTGTTGCAGCAGCAACTTTTTCTAACAAATGTCTTTCTCCTTGCTCTAAATGTGCTAAAGCATTTGATGTTGCTTGCGCAGCAAGTTTTGCAGTAGTAGTTAAACTTCTTGCGTCTGGTGTTGATCCATCTGTAAATTCATTAAGACCTGTTATTTGTCTAATCATTTCAATATTGTTTTGAATGATTTGATAATAACTTACAGCATCTCTACCTAAACCGTTTTCTAATTCTTCTATAGGTCTATAATTTGTTGGTCTTCCTCCAGCATCATTACGTCTATAAACTAATGTTCCTGTTTTATTAAATAAATCTAGAACATCCATTGGCTTCATTTGATTGCCTCCTGCTCCTAACGGAATATCTTCTAAAGCACCTAACTCAATCATAATACCTTTTGGCCTTGCTTGATTAATTGTGTTTTGAAGTCTATACCATGAGATTTGAATTTGATCTGCTATTGGTATAAGTTGTTCCATTATACCTAATGGTTTCATGTTATAAAAATCTGGAGAAAATAAATGAAAAGATAAGTCAGTGTCCATCAAATTTGATTTAACTCTTTTCATGTCAGAACATAGTCCATAATTAAAACAATAATCAGAGTCTATAATCCAGGATATTTTGTAAACTACCTTAAAACTTGATCTAACAAATTTGTTTTTCTTTTTATTAGAATCGTAATACTTTGCTCTACCAAATTTCTTATTTCCTCGTCTATCTACCCTTGACTCGTGAACCATTTGGTTTACTGAGAAAAACTCTAACTCTAATACTTTAACCTTAGAATCATCATACTCTTTAAAGTGACCTCTATTAGAAGGATACATTTTTGCACTTCCTTTAGATCCTGAATACTTTTCAGCAATATCTTGATATTCTTTTTCGCTAAATTGTTCTCCTGCTCTTTGTTTTAAATCAGATATAGACATTTCAGTTACCTCACCTACATGCACTTTATCAGAAAAATCTCTTTTATTACAATGACTAACTAAAAGATTAGAAGGATTTACCTTTCTAATTTTTACAGCACCATTACTATCTATATATTCTTTATATCCAGAAACTCCATAATCAAACAAATCTTCTAAAACACCTTTTCTTTGTTCAGCCATTTGATTAGTTTGAAAAACCAAATTTATTCCTTGTTCCATTTCTATAGACGCATTGTGCTTATATGTGTAAGCCATATGTAAGTCTAGTTCTTCATCATTATCAGGCTCGTTTGCTTCTTGTTTTAAAGGGCTAAATGTTTCAATACCAGGAATTGTTTCTTTGGCAACATTCCTTAAATCCATTTTAGCCTTAGTCTTAGAATAATATTGTTCTGTTTCTGACTGGGCTAAAGAATCTATTGGAGTTGCAGAAATATTATATTCTGTTTTGCTTAGTTTACCTAATGCAATTCTTCTAAATTTTGGAACAATAGGAATTACAGACCAATCAATAGCCAGCCAAGTTTCATTTTCATTTTCACTTACATTAAGTAAACTTTTATATTTATTAATTGATTGTGATCCTTGGGCGTAGTCTTTTATCCTAACGTAATTACCTCTATTATTATGAAAAGATTGTGTGTTGTGGTTGTTATAGTCAGTCCACGCTGCTTTGGCATACGCTAAACACCATGATAAATTCTTTTCAGATGGATCTATCAGATGGTTAGGGTAGGCTGACTTGTTATTCTGTATAATCATCTTACTCTATATTTCTTAAATAAACTTTTGGCATCAATAGTTTTGTTTTTGGCCATTTCATTTTTATATAAAATATTCTTATCTGCAATAAGCGTATAACCAGCAGCCATAGCAGCATCAAACTTTGTTGTTTTAGATATATCAAATTCTAACCAATCTTTTAGTAGGCTTTTAAAATATACTTTATCTATATTAGTTTCTATATAATCCTCTGTCACCTCTGCTATTTGTTGATGTGTTTTTACAGATCCACTCATTCCAGGTTTATTAGACCCAGGTAGATACATCAAAAAACTAGCGTAACCTCTGTCTTCAAAATAATTTTTAATTCCTATTTTATTATCCTCGAATAAAACTTGACAAGAATAATAATGACAACACTTCAATACATCTTCATAAAATTGTCGTGCTGTACTTGGTCGGTAAATGTATTGAACAATAAATGAACTATCGTAAAAATTTGCTATTGGATTCTGCTTTTGATATACATAGAATGCGCCATCAGATCTTCTTTGGTCTACAGTACTATCATGATCATAAGGGTCACAACCCATAACGTACTCGACTTTTCTTGTTGGGTAAACATTATTTGATCTTTTTATTACTCTATTTGCATCGTCTTTATTATCAAATATATATGCCACTTTAAATCTTCCATTAGCCATAGGTTTAAAATCTACATAACCTGTATCCCTGTCACCAACCCATTCAAAGTTACCTCTAGTATATGCATTGTCAACCCATGATAATCTATCTATTCTGTCATTTAGTTTCATAGAGTTAAATAAAGAACGCTCTCCATCTATTCTAAATGCTTCTTGTATAGTGAACGGATTCCTGCGAATAATATTAGACAAGGCTCTGTCATCACCAGCAAGAGATTTACGGTCATCCAAATAATATTGTTTAGCACGATCTTCATCAGCGATACCGTACTTATCAAAGAAAAGGGTTTTGTAAGAAGGTGTAAAAAATCTATATAACCCACTGGCGGTCCTGCCATGTATATTTTTAGTTTCTTGATCACTTGCATCCCAAAGTCTTTTAAAAGATTCTCCACCTGATTCCATTTCCTCCACAGTGGTTGTATAAAGTAATTTTCCAATATATTGTCCATCCAATTCTGAACAGAATCTAACAACATTGTGCCTTTCCCAGACATCCACTTCCATAGTTTTTCCAACCTCGTCACCAAGGTATCTGTGTAATTTTGTTCCATCATATGCATATTTATCTGAACTTTTCCAGTCAATCTGACTTTCTAGTTCTGGTTTACCTAAGTCCTCTAAAGACTTACTTCCTCTTTTTGTTGTTCTATAAAATCTTAATTCTGATGTTGGGGTGACCCCTTTTGATTGATCATATACAGGTCTAAAAAAATCTGGTAACTTTTTAAAAGGACCAACTATGTTTTTTTGGAAGACATTATTTTTTGCATCCATTGCTGTTTTAGATTGTATCCCTCCATTTTTATTTTTAGATCTAGATATTAAGTCATACATAAACACTCCTGCTCTAACTGTTTTTCCCTGTCTACGTTTAGTTAACTCTATCATTCCTAGACAGTTAGGATTGTCAACACACGCTTGTAAAAAATAAAAATAATCTTGATCTGTTTTTCTAAAACTTGGATACCCTATATCAATTTTCCACCAGTTTAAAAATAAATAGTGCATACCTGTTAAGTAGGTAGCAACTCCGTTGTTCATAAACCAAACTCCATTTAATCTTCTATCCCATTCCTGTGATCTAAAGTTTTCTAACTCTACATCAAAATAATCTTTATCTTCTGCCTGTCTTACTAACTCTTCTTTTCGCTTATAGTTATAACCTTCAGGGAGTGTAGTCCTAATCCAAACTTGGTCTTCTTTTTTTGAAGAACTTGTTATAATAGGACGCTTCTCAATTTTTTTTGTAATTACATTATATACTTTTCCTTTTGGCGGTAATTCAAACTCTACACCTTGTATATCTACTTTCATAAATTAGCAATGAATTCTGGAGTTAATCTTTTATCTGCTTTTATTACTTTGAGTAACTCTTGATCCTCTCCATATAGTTTCATATAGTATGAATCTAACCTATCATTGATTGTATTCAAGTCATCCATTATCTTAGACTTTATTTGTAAAGCCTGTAAAATATCCTTATCTCGGTCACCCTCAACTGGACTCAATAATTTAGTTTGATACTCAAAAAAAGTTTGTTCGTTAGAAACAATCATAGACCATATTCTGTTATTTTGTTTTCTTAAAAACTCATCTACCATATCTACTAATTGGTCTGACAAAAAGAAAAACACATCGTGTAATTTTTCATTGTCTTTTATCAAACTAAAACCAGACAATACAGCAGCCTGCTCTTTTCTAATTTTTAATTCTGGAAATTGTTCTTTTAATGGAGTGTTCTGATCATACATGTATAAAACATATTTTATCATACTATCATTAGCACTATCAAATGTTTTAAACATTTTTAATTTCGGATACTTTTTTTTTATTGAACCTTTGATACTGAAAGGATTAAATATCATTTTGTTAAAATCCTCTTTATTGAAGATATCAGTTAAAGACATGTTGTTTGTTTTAAGCGAAAATATGCTAATTAAAAAGAATGATTATAAATATTTATAATTCAGTTTTATTACCAGATATCGAGTATCAAATTTTATGTGAAGTTTTTCATTCACATCTTATATTTACTCAAAATTGAAATCATGGCTGAATACCAGGGAAAAAAGGTCACACTAAATAAAATCATGAAATCTGAAAGACCTGCTAAAAAAAGCAAGGTCTACGTTAGAAAGCCTAACGGTAAAATTACTGTGGTGCATTTTGGTGATCCTAACATGAAAATAAAAAAACATATTCCTGGACGCAGAAAATCTTTTAGGGCTAGACACAAATGTGATAATCCTGGACCTAGATGGAAAGCAAGATATTGGGCCTGTAAAACTTGGTAAAATGAATAAAATTGAAAACCCTTGTGAGTGTGGCGATATGAATGCAGATGCTTGCAACTGTAAAGAAAAAAAGAAATGACACAAAAGATTAGTGAATCGACAGAAGTAAAACTTGATCTAAAAACAATTACATTGATTATTGGATTTGTAATTTCTTTAAGTACAGTTTTTTTTACACTGAAGTCGGATATAGCCTTAGCAAAAGAACTGCCTAAACCAGAGGTATCTAGATCAGAATATGATTTAAAAGATCAGTTAATCAGAGAGCAGATAATGAATACTGGTAAGCAGGTTGAAGAAAATGGTAAAAAGTTAGATATGATAGAGGAGAGGTTGTATGAACTAAGTATTAAGAATAAATAATTTGTCATGAAAAATCTTTTGATATTTGTTTTATTATTTTTTTTACCACTAAATTCAAATTCAAAAAAACATACAATTGAATCTAACGATTATAAAAACAAAATAATTGTATATCAAATCAATTCCGACTGGAATGAAAGGAACTCTATAAGAAACTTAGAAAATTTAAGAGGCTGTAAATATGTTTATGGATTCTTAGAAGATCAACCAAAACATTTTAAAGAAAAAATAAAATCTGTTCCTGCTATTTTTGTGACAAATAACGGAAAGGTTGTCTATAGATATCAAGCAGGGCTTTCAATGAGAGCAACAATTGGGTATGAAGAAATACAAGCAGTTGTAAACAAACACAAATAGGTTTTAATAATGGACTCCTTATTAGAACTATGGCAACAAGAAGGTTATAAACACCTAGGCAATTGGATAGACGGAGCAATTGCAATAATTCTATTAGGAGGAGGTTACTATTATAAGAAATGGGTAGATCACAAATTTGATAATAAAAAATGAAAAATTATATTTTAATATTCTTATTACTTACAGGTTGTGCAGTTACAGAAAAACAACCTAAGATTTTGATAACACATGTTTTAGCGGTTACAGAACAAGGTGATACTTTAAGACTTCCTATTAATATGATTAGACCTAATGTAGTTTATAAAATAATAAACTATGGAAATAGTTACAGACCGTATTATAATGATTGGAATTATAGACCTTACGAAAACTATAATCAAAATATTTATATAAGACCTAATAACAACAATAGTAATAATAACAATACCCCTAGCAAACCTAGAGTTGATAGTAAAAATAAAGACATATCAAGGATAGAATTGAAGGTTGGCAACAAAAAAAATAATTGATAATATAAGTTGTTATGGAAGAAAATGAAATAAGTCTAGATGACAAATCAAAAGTACAATTAGATATTAAATCTTTAGTAGGTATTGTATTTGGAATAGTATCTTTAGCAGGTGTTTGGTTTACATTAACTGCTGAAATTTCACAGTTACAATTAGATGTTGTTAGGATGCAAGATGATGTAGAATTGAACCATGAGTTTAGAGTTAAATGGCCTAGAGGAGAAATGGGTGCATTACCAGATGACGCTAAACAAGATCTTAGAATAGCATACTTACAAAAAGAAGTAGAAGAACTAAGAAAGACAGTAAAAGAATTAGAAATAGAAAACGCAAAAAAATAATATTATGGCTAGTTACGGAGGACCTATAAAAAAAGAAAAAAGTAAAAAAAAGAAAGTAAAGTTAAAACCTACAAGTTCAATTAAGAAAATGAAATATTAATCATGGCAAAAAAAGTATCATGGAAGTGGGGAGGTAAAACCTACTCAGGAACTATAATCAGACAAACAAATGATTATACATTCGCAAGAACACATAACGGAAAGATTAAAAAAATTAAAAGAAAGTAATATGCCAGAACCATTAATATTGACAGACAGTAACACAAACGATGTTATTAATATGAGAAAAATAGAGTTACTATTAGATGTATTATCTAATATAGATGCTGCAAACTCACCAGATACTTATGGTTTAAAAATTATGATAGTAAATAAAATAGAAGATTTAGTAGAAAACATTTAGTTTTTCATGCTCATCCATCTTTACTACATGCATTATAAATAGCATTTTCTTAAATTTTTTCTTATCTCCAAAATAGTTATGACATTCTCTACATAACGCCATAAGATTTATTATTTCATCTGAATCTTTAGAACCGCCCATACCTCTTGCATTTATATGGTGTATATCTACAGCAGTGTTATTGCAAACTTCACAACCAATCCAATCTGATTTATCTAAATTAAAATGTTCTAAATAAACTTTAGTGTGTTTTTTCATATGGCCTCTTCGGTGTCCTCTTGTAGTCAAAACTAGTTCGCTTATCAAGGTCATCTATATTAGTCTTATCAATAACTTGATTTTGCAGGTCTATAATTTTATAATTATACTGGACCAGTTTGTGAATACTTTCGTGAATTTTTTTTTCTTCTGTTCTGAAGTGATTGAAAATTTGATTTTCGAAAGGGTGATGTTCATGTTTCATAATTTTAGTTTTTTTAATATTAGTGTTTTTCTTTATAGTCTATTAGTTCCCACATAAAAGGTTTTCTGTTTCTTGCATACTGGTTCATTGTCCAATGGATATCGTCAGTATAAAAGTCCTCCATGTAAGAGTTTTCATTTTTGTCTACTGGTTTTATTTTTATTTTAAATATCATTCAGTGCTTGTTGAAGTTTTTGAATCTCCAACTTTAGTTCAGCAGACATTTTTTGTTTTTTTAATTCTACAATTCTGTCTGTTATTTGTTTTATTACTTCTAGGTTTCTTGACATTCTTCCGATGTTTGATAGCGCCATTGCCTTTTATCTACTTTAAATTCGTAATATTTATTTCTTTCGTTCACCGTAATTTGGGGCCAACTTAATATATCCTCCTTCTTAAAATTCAATAAGACATAATGGTGGTTTTTTAAAAATAAGACAAAAAGTATATAGTCCACATCTAATTTGTGTATCGTAAACGAGTTAACCTTTAACGATCTTTCACATCCTTTAACATCAATTCTTTTACCATCTACTGTAAGGTCAGGGTCTGAAACACCTTTTTCTTTAACAAATGCGCTAGTTAAATAGTTCACACCTTTTAAATCAAAGTTATGCCTTACTATCAATTCCGCTAAGATTCCTTTAAAATCTGTATAGAAATTATTGTCTACAGGGTCATTAAATAATATGGGGTGTTTGTATAGATAAGATCTAGACTTCCAATAAAGTTTTTTATAGTGGTCTCTATTGGCCATTACTCGTGTGTCTACATATAGTTTTGCGTGTTCAAATATACAATCAGGTATTTTATACGGTCCCTCCATCTGAATAGATTTTCCCCTCGATCACCGTCTGATGCATTACATAATACTTCTTATCTTCTATTTCATTTTCAAAAGCGTACATCTCGTGGAACCAGACTTCATCACCTGGCAACAGACCTGTTTTTTCGAAATTTTTTTTGGGGGTACTTAGATACTCCACATAACCCATGTTCTTACTTAATTTTGGGGTGGAAAGATATATACTACCTTTCTTCTCTATATTCTCCCTTGGTTTAATAAGCGCATGATTAGCGGTAGCAGTAATTCTTCCATCTCTCACAAAACAGAAAATCATTTCTAAATCTACAGTGTACAAGTTTTCCTCACCTTCTATTAGGTTGGTAGGATCTACAGTCAGATAATTAAAGTATACCAGGTCTCCAACATATAGATCATTTCTAACAGAGGATCCGTCAGTTGTTCTACACCATTTATTGTTTGGGATCGCCACGACCTCTCCCATTATTGTAACATGTTGTTCAGGTGTGTAAGTAACATCAAGATATAACTTATTGCCATTGCCTAAGTCAACTTCATCTTGATACTTTTTATCAACTCTAACCACTACCGTTTGTCCAATCATTTGCATAACCACAATTTATAAATAATGATGCCTCTTTACTATGGTTCAATGACTGACTTATTAACCTTGTTATTAACCGTTAGCCATTTTGTCTAGCGGTCATGTATTCTGATAGCCAATTTGGCTAGCGATTTATTTGCATAGTATATATTATACTAGTATTATATATAATATATATAGTATACTAGTATATTATATTAAACCAATATATTATATATTTCCGAGATGAGGTTTTGATCGTTTTAAGGTGCTGTAAATTTAAGACATATATAACATGTCCAGGCACTATTTAAAAGTTATTGTACATGGCTTAAAATTGCTCAGGAGTATAAAAAAATTTTTGTTGTAGATGGGAGGGTGATGTTCACACTATATATGACACCTCGACCAACCAAAAGAGAAACAGAAATTGGCAACCGAGTACCCCAAGAAATGGCATTTTGGTTTTTGAAAAGTCCTATCAGGAATATGACTAATCGGTTCGTATACACTGACTATCAATACGTTATGCTCTACCTCGGTAACATATTACAACAGAAAAGTTACCATCAGTTTCATTATAGAAGGGAAATCTTATTTTTTGTAGCAGATTGAAACCTGTTTTGTAAAAATTTCCTCCTCTTTATTTAAACGGAGTAATGCTGAGATGTAAATCTTTGCCCAACTCATAAAACAAAATAATACATTAGCCGAACAAACCAACACACAATGAAAGTAGCCAAGAAACTGGTCGAGTTATTCAGCCATCATAAAGCAGTTAACAAGTACCTTAAATCTTTAGACAATGACTTTGCTCCAAGAACTATTTATGTCTTCTTGGCCTGTGCTATAGTAGAGTCTGAGTCAGAGGATGAACACACCTTTTACAAGTTACCTGATGTTATAGATGTATGCCATAGGATGGATTGGATGTTGAACT